CCCGAATTCAATCACGTGTCGATGGCTGCTGTGCTAGCAGAAGCGGACATTATCTTGACAATGCCAGATAAAACAGCGACTCCAACACCCTACATGACCATTGATAGTGTCGACTTCCTGAAAAGGAAATCGTACTTCAATAAGGAACTCAATCAATATGTGGGAGTGTTGGAGGAAGATTCAATTTTCAAATCGCTGCACTGTCAGATGAACAGCAAAGATGCAAGCCCTCAAAACATCGCCGGACAAAACATAGATGGAGCTCTTAACTCATGGTTTTACCATGGTAAGGAACTCTTTGAAATGCGCCGGGCACAGATGAAAGAGGTTGCGGAAAAGGCAGACTTAAACCACATGGTCCGTACACTTGAAGTTGACTATGAAATGAGAGTTGATGAGTGGAAAATCACTCACGGCCGACCTTCTGAAGGTCGTCAACTCTAGGCGGGTGGTTCCGTCCGCTTTACGCACTTACTGGATTGTGCGTCTAATCCAGTACCGCATACGTTTGGGAGCTACTATAAAGCTCATCCCCCCGCCCGCCGGCACTGCGGGCGCTACGCAAAAAGTGTTACTATTGGAACAGGTTACCACTCACCTTTGTACCACGCAAGGTGTTTAGGCATTCCTCTAGTATTTGTGGAACAAGCGATGTCATGCAATCAGTACACGCATGATGTTGAGACTAACTACTGGAAACAACACAAAATACACAACAAGATACAAATTTACGAACAGAAAATGTCGAATTTGCTGATGCCGTACAAACTTGGCACACAGAGATTCCATCAGAACCAGGTGACACATTTTCATTAGGACAACCAAGTACTCTCTCTGTTCAGGATTTTTTAGCAAGACCCATACGTGGACCCACTTTTCTGTGGGCCGTTGGGAATACTTTTAACTTGACTATAAATCCATGGGACCTATTTTTTAGAAATAAGAGAGTCATCAACAGAATCTGCAACTACAATTCCATCAGAGCAACTTTACACATGAAATTTGTGATAAACGGATCGAACTTCAACTATGGAAAAGTACTTGTGTATTATACCCCAATGCGCGCTTTCGATCTCTTCAGCAACGTTCACTATGTTATTGATCGAGAGCAGAATCTTGTCTCCTATACGCAGAGACCCAATATTATGTTGGATGCCTGCGGTGCACATGGAGGCACACTAACCATGCCATTTGTTTATCCGGTTGATTCCATATCCATTCCCGAAGGGGACTGGGGGAAACTTGGAACAATTGGATTGAAAACATTTACTCAACTGAAACACTCTAATGGAGGCACAGACCCAATCGAAATACATTCTATTATTTGGGCTACGGACGTGACTCTTATTGGATCTACTTCCCAACCACCTGCAAATTTGGTGCCGCAATCTGGAAGTGAGTACGATGGCATGATATCTGGAAAAGCGCTTATTATTGAAAAAATGGCTGGGATGCTCGAAAAAGCTCCCTATATCGGACCCTGGGCTATGGCAACTCAGACCCTGGCAGGAAAAGTCGGGTCGATAGCACGCATGTTTGGCTTCAGCCGACCCATATGCGCAGACCAGCCCTTGAGAGTGATCCCGTTTACCTACCCAAATATAGCGAACTCGAACATACACGACACAGCGATGAAATTATCCCTAGATGTCAAACAAGAGAACACGGTGGATACGCGAGTTTTTGGACTAGCCGGAGAGGATGAAATGACAATTTCCTCAATAGCTAAAAGACAATCGTATCTTACGCAATTTGGGTGGTCACCAGTGGACGCGACGGACGCACGACTGTTTACTTGCAGGGTTACACCCTTCTTGTACACACTGTCAGGATATCCGTCGCCAGACAATTCGGCCATCATTCAACAGGGATTCGTCCCAACAGCCATGTGCTTTGCAGCATTACCATTTAACCGGTGGCGAGGAACCATTAAATTCCGGTTCATGGTAGTTGCAAGCCCTTATCATCGAGGTCGTATCATGGTAAGATTCGATCCCAAAGCATTCATTAGCTCTGAACTAAATATTAATGAAACCCTGATTATCGATATTGAGGAAACTCACGATTTCGAAGTCGCAGTCGGATGGTCCCAACCGCAATCGTATTGCCAAGCACCTACATTAACAAATGCTGGAAACGTTTTGCCCTTTGGCACATCAACTCGTCTCGCCGCAGATGACAAAGCAAACGGCTTGATAGAAGTGTCCGTACTCAGCCGACTCACATCTCCCAGTCCGGTAGTACCCAATGACCTTCGTGTCTTGGTTTTCGTATCGGCTGGTGACGACTTCGAAGTCATTGGACCAGAGGATCACCATTTGCAACGTGTATCCTTCTTCCCACAATCAGGAATGGAAGACATGAAGGATTGCGAAGACAATCCCATTTGTGCCACGAAAAAGTTTACATTATCACCATCTCAGCCAGCGCGGCAGATTCAAGCAATCTACGATGGTGACCCGATCACTTCTTTTCGACAAGTACTAAAGAGGTACAATTATCATGATTGTTACACCTTTAATGTGCTTAATTGGGCACACATCAAATTGACCACATCTGATTTCCCTAGATACAAAGGGAGATTGCAGAATGGAATCGACGCTACTATGAACCGCGCGACTCCTCCTGTCAGAGTACCAATTAACGCATGTCGAATGACACTACTAAACTTTATCACCCCTGCATTTACTTGTCGCACGGGCGGATTGAGGCACATGTACGTCTTTCCGAAAGCATCCAACCCCACTTGGGGTGGACCCCACACGGTCTCTAGAAATATGAGACCACAAAACTTCACAAAGGCAGCTACCGTCCTAACCGCAAACACGGACGGTCCGTCTGGACATATCGAACTTAAAGGCCAAACGTCGGAGGCTGAAACCCTAGGGTTGTCAGCAATGGCCAAAGTCGATAACAATCACGCACTCGTCGTGGAATTACCATATTCAGTAAATCGCAAGTTCTTACCAGCGAGATACTTTGACTACAC